CTTCCTCTACATAGAGAGGAGTCCCATCCTGCAGTGACTATGTTACTCGTCGAGATCCAAGCTTCGGACCTCGTACGAGTTGTCGATGAAGTTTCGACCACGGTCATCGTATCTCTGGGTATCAGTCGCTTGCTCCTCACGGAGTTTGCTGACATATCCAAAGACAGGGTGCAGCCGACGCTTTAGGTAAACGGCGTCGGGACGTCCTGAACGTAGCAAGTGGTTCGGATCTTCAAAGGGCTTGTCGCCCCTCTTGAGGAACCACTTCAAGAGCGCCATCTCTTCGTACACCGGTGAATAAGGTGCACGAGATTTGACGGCAAATCCCCTAACCAAAGGGACTTGCAGTCGCTCATCGAAGGCATCCACGGTGGGAGGCTCATGCGACAAACGACCCAGGACGGCAGAACCCGGCTCGACCACTGGATAATCCCGAAGGATAGGTCCAATAATCGAGTCGAGGTGATCAACGGCTCCGTAGTAGCCAGCTTCCCAAAGCTGGTTCCTTAGAGAAACCGTTGACACGATCTGCGCTACGTCCTTGCGTGAGGCAGGGAATTCGGTTCTGACGCGCTGAACAGAAACACTCAGCCCATCATAGAACTCCTTGCCACAAGACTCCCGGAATTTTCCCGTCCAGAAGCTCTTGCCCGTGTTTACCTTGAAGCCGAAAAGCTCCAGGTGACGGATCACGCTAGCCACATAGTCTACAGGAACAATGATATCATCCCCATAAACCCTGACCCCTCGGAGCGCGTCATAATACTCGGCGCGAGTCTCCGGCGTGGCGTTAGAACCATGCTCCAGAGCATTCTGACGGATAACAGCCATGGCAATCACCGTAGTGAAAACCATAGCTTCCATCGGAAAGCACAGAGCTGACCCCATGGACGCGAACTTGGCGAGCGTAATGACCTTGGGTGGGCCATCACCTTCGCCAGGAACACTAGCACGAGTGGACCTGCTTGCAGAGACTCCCTCTCTTGCGAAAGGAAAGTCTTGAAGCATGTCCATAACGTGCTCGTAGGAAACGCGATCGGATGCTTCACTCAGATCGAGCGTAGCGAGGCGGCCGTAGAGGCTACCTTCTCTGGCCAGCTGCTGGTTAGGCGTCTGGTCAGTGAAACCGATGACTGTTCCGAGGACTTTATGTGCCTCGATCAGTTCCACGAGCCTCTCCATCAACCCCTGCTGGCAATATTGCGTGCCAGTTGGTTCGATGCCGATGACTCGGGGCGCTTTCTGCGTCTTGATGACGGTGGTAACCCTGACGGGCCTTTCGTCATCGGGGGACAACCAGGTAACATCATCGAGGCGGTGATTATATCGCCAAGATGGGATGCAGTGTTCTCCGTAAGGAAATACTGCTTCCAGACGATCGGTCCACTCGAGCTGATAGAACTTACCGTTTCCGGTGAGCCTATCAGCTGTGGCTCCGGGTCCATGCTTTGGCAGGATCCTGTTGTAATAGACATCTTCGTCGAGTTTTGCGAAGACATCAACATACAACATGAAGGCAGTGCGTCGGAACTCGGCTTGTAAGCCAGTCCCGACGTAGTTACCGTCATTGATCCTCACCTGGTTATCAATCTCGACATACTGATGCAAAGCAGCATCCGTGCGTTCTTGACTGCACGGAATTTGC